AGCGTTGTGTTCGGCGGAGTAAAAACTTTCCTGGGTGAACCAGCCCTGGATCAGTTCAATACGGAAGCCCCGGGCAAACTCCAAATAGGCGCGGGCGGTCGCGTTCGGATTTTGATCCGTAGCCGGCGCTCGCTTGCTCCAGTCCTCAAACAGGTCGTCGTATTGCTCCTTCACATGCAGGGTATGGGCGCACTTTTCAGGCCTGCCGCAGATCACCAGCCATGGTGCCGAATAGCGCGTGTACAGGGTTTTCTGGCGGCATTTCGGGCAAGTGCCACCGCGCATGTAGTCGGTGTTTGCCCGGTGCTTAAGCCCGTAATCGATTTTCAGGCGCTCAATTACGTCGCTGCGCAGTTGCTCTTTCATGGTTATTTCGCTGTCTTGAGGCAAATGGTGAGGGCGCCGATCAGGTGTTTCTGAGCGGCCATCACGGGGCAGTTGGCGAGGATTGATCCGTGGCGCAGGCCGTCCGGGATCAGGCGGTATTGGTCTGCGTACCAGAGTTCATTGAGGCTGAGACGGTATTGCTCGCGCAGGTTGGCCAAGAGCGCTTCGGCCTGGTCCGGCGTCAGTTTTGCGTTGATGTTCATGGCGTTTTCCATCGTCAAACCTCAATTTCGGGCGCAGCTCACCCAAACCCACGCGGGTGGGGGATTGGGATTTATTGGTTGGGGGTTACGGGGTGGTTACGCGAAAACGGCCGTTGTCGGATGCGTTAAGAATGCGTTCGTAGATCAGGCGAACGGGGACAGCCCAAACTTCGCCGGTGGCAATATCGGTGATGACGGTGTGGGTCGGTGTGCTTGTCAGGACGTCTAGTCGCTGCCGATCGCTGACTGCAGACAGATCGCTGTAGGCCAGATGAACCACCTTTTCGGCGGTCGGGGTCAGTACGTCATAATCCGATACCAGGTGTTGAACGGCGCGTTTGAGCAACTGCTGATCATCGCTCAGGTGTTCGCACCGATGCCTCTCAAGGAACACCAACGCCGCGGCTTTGAGCATGTCCAGATATTCCTGTGCTGCATGCAGATTGTTCATTGGCCGTTCCCTGATTTGGTGCGATACAGGTCTATGGCTGCCAGCACTTCCGCGTGCCGTGCTGCCATGTGGAGGTTGTGGGCGTTGAGGATCAGTTCGGCTTCTTCAGTGTTGATCGAACCGTCTTCAAGAGCCTTGGCAATGGCCTGGTCAACACAGCCACGTTTCGCCGCTACTTGCACTGAGCGGGTGTACATCTCGACGTTGTCCAGCGTCTCGGGATCGGCCACTGGCACAAACAGACCGCCGTACAGTGCTGCGACATAGTTCGGAAAGTGGTGAGTGCCACAGTCCTGCTCGAGCAGGTAGACCTGGGTGTCACTCAGGGGGCTGCAGCCGGCGTTTTCGTAGGCGTGATTGTCGAACTTTTTGACCTTCATTCCCAAGCGTGCTGCAGCGCCTTCTCGTCCGCTTTGATAGCTTCGGATGATCTCGCTCATCGCGTCCTTGCGAGTTTTTAGAACTGGGCTTTTCATCTTCTACTTTTCCCTTTTGATCGCTGCCACTACTGTTCGATTTCGCCGTCTTTGATACCGAGCAGTACGGCGGCGCGATGTGCCTCCCCCCGGCGACCTTTGATCCGACCGTTCAACAGGTCGCTGACTAAATTTTTGTTCAATTGGTATTTGCGACTGAACTCCGCAATGCTGACGCCTTTGCGATCGAGTGCCGCCCGGGCTTGCTCGGGCGTAACGGTGGCGGGCATAGTGTTCCCCCTGTTCATTTGTGTTTGTTTGCGTTTGTGTGTGGTGATTCTTGGTCAAAAAATTGATCAAGTCAACGGTGGTGACTAAAAAAATGCTCATAGCGGATCGAGTAGGAGAACGCCTCAGGGAGGAGCGCGAGCGCTTGGGGTTAAATCAAACAGAGTTTGGAGGGCTTCTTGGGGTCAGCCGCGGTACACAGAAAAACTACGAGTTGGGGACAAATTCCCTCGACTTGCGGTATGTGTCGGCACTCGAAGAGCATGGCGTAGATGCTGCATTTGTACTGACGGGACGGCGTTCCACTCCCGTGGGACAACTTTTTACCGCTTCCGAAGAAGAGTTGATAAACCAGTTCAGGAGCATTCCAGAAGTCGACCAGAAAGCGATTCGCCGCTTTCTTGAAGCCATGGCAGACGACGCGGCCCGTCATAGGTCTTAACTTGCAACAAAGCACATGACTCATTAGTCGCGTCCCCGTTTCAAACCAGTTTGCCGCCCCGATAACGTCGATTCAGCAATGCACGTTATGGAGTAGTAAGCATGTTGGATCGCAAGAAGAACGATCAAATCTCGTTTGATACCACTGAGTTCGACACACCCGAGCTCACCAATATTGAGCGTCGTCTGATCGATCTGTACCGCCGGCTAAGTCATGTGGAGCAACAACAAGTCCGCAGGGTGGCCGAGATACTGGCAATCAACCCGAAAGAGCCAGTAAGGAACTGACCCCCATCTTTTGAATGATTTCGATCGCCGATGCTTCCGCATCGGCGGTCTGACGCTATGCGGCGGCCTGCGACCCCAACTGCTCGAACAGCTCCCGCTGTTTCGCCATTGGCAGGTCCCGGAGGCGGTCGAACAACATCCTTTCGAATGACTGCGCCGACGGGCTCAACGTGTGTGAGAACGTCAAATTTGCCACCCAGGTATGCCCGCATTTTGCGTCCAGGCACTGGCAGTACAGTTTCACAAAGTCCATGGTCACTTCTTCCCGCGAAGCGATACGACCTTTGTGTCCGCATTTGCATACAACTCTCATTTTGTCCCTCCCCAGGGGCAGCTGATCGCCGCCATATTGCCATAATATGTAGTGGCAATCTCTCTGTTAGGCGCATCATGTAGGCGTATCAGCTGCATTTTGCTCTGTTTTCCAGCTAAATCGCCTGTCCTCTCTGAGCGTTTCATTCAGCTGATTGAACAGCTGACAGATCGGCCGGATTTCATTGCTGGTATACACGCGATCAATCTTCTCGATGTCGCCGAAACCGCCGGTATTTTCCGGAATGATGCCGGCCAACGCAGGGTTCATCCGCCAAGCGGCGATGACATCGTTGCGGGTGATGTTCTTTACCTTCTCCAGCTCGTCTTTGGCCTGAAAGTCCCCCACCGGAATGATCTGGATCGCGTTTTCCTTGCCGTTGGGAATGTTGACGAACATCGAGCGGAAGTTACCCACACCCTTACTGGCACTGATCTGTGCGCGCAACTCGTCCTCGTCCTCCTCAGTCAGGTCGGGGTCGTTGGTGTAGAAGATGTAGCCGGCGTGCGCGCCGTTGCTGTAGTACCTGCGGCGGAACAGGGTGGCGGCTTCGTTGAGTAGCAACGCCTGCAGGCCGCCCAGATAGTCCGGCACGCCGTAGATATTCTGTTCCACGTCGTAGTCCAGGACGTGTTCGATCTCGTCCTCTTCAAACTCCATTTCTTTGTTGTCGGGCAGCAGCATCACAAACCCGCCACCCACCTTGACCCGCATGTTGATCGCCGGCAGGTGCTGCAGCTCCAGCACCTGGCCAAAAGCATTTCTATGGCGAAGCAGATACGCCTCGCCGAACACCATGTAGTCCAGGCCAGCCCGTCCCATGGTCTGCGTGCAGCAGCCGGGGGAGGCGATGAACTCACGCAGCAGCAGGTTGCGCTTGAACTTCGGAATGGCACCGTGGTGCGCGTTGGCGCGCAATAGCTTGGCCAGGCCGACACGCGACACCGGCGGCTTGTAGATCTTGCCGTCGTCGCTGGGAAACACACCCACGTACTCGCCGATGTTGCCGGACAGCACTTGCTCGGGCTCCCCGAACGTAAAGCTGCGCAGGGGCTGCTGCGGTTGTTGAACTGCTTGTGGATTTTTGCGTTTGTGGTTGGCCATGGCTGCTGTGGGTGCTCGTGACGTAACGGCTGCGGCGCCGCTTGTTGGTATTTAGGGGTTCGTTGGCCAAGGCGTGCATTACCGCCCAGGCAATATCGGCGTGGCCGGTGGCATCGGTGCGCGAAGCGCTGTAGGTAATCTGGCCACTGTTGGTGGCGCCGCGCTTGATGGTCAGGAAGGCCTGGGCGATGTCGGTCCAGCCAGCATCCCACTCGATGCGGCTGCCTTGGATCGTGTCCTGGGCCTTAAGTACCAGGGCGTTTTTCGCCTCAAGGCTGTAGTGAATCGGCGTCGCCTTCGCGTAAAAGTCGCGCACCAGGTCGAACACGCCGTATCCCACGCCGGTGACGTCGATGCCGATGTGTTGCACGTTGAAGCGCTCGGTCAGCTTCTTGACCTGGGCGGCCTGGTAGGTGAACGAATGTCCCCGCCAGCTGTGCTTTTCCAGGATCCGGAACTTCGCCCCGGGTTCGAGCGGCGGCGCGATGACCACGCAGGTGGCGTCGTCGCGGGTGCGACTCGGGTCGTAGCCGAGCCAGACTGGGCTGTTGCCAAATGGGCGATCCAAGTCCGGGTTGTAGTCCTCCCACAACGACAGATCCGAATAACAGCGCTCCAGATCCTTTAGGCTGAACGCGCTTTGTGTGCTGTCGATGAACTTGCAGTAGAACAGCTGCTGGAATTTGTCTTCGTCGTACTCCAGCTGCAGCTGCTCGAGGTCGAACAGATCGCAGCCGCCGGCGATCGCATCGTCCAGGGTGATGGTCTTGCGCCACTGGCCGTCCGGACACAGCGCGCCCTGTGTATAGGCCGTCTCACTGGGCCAGACGCCGCCGGCCTTTTTGCCGCGCTTGCTGTTGCGGAACTCTTCGCCCGACCAGAATGGGTACGCCTGGTGCGACACCGCGCTGGGCGTCGAGAAATAGGTTTTACGCCATTTCTTGTGCGTGCCCATGGCGCTGGCCACGGTGCTCAATTTCTCGAAGTCGCGGATCCAGAAATATTCGTCCACGTAGACGTGGCCGTGGTAGCCCTGGGCGGTGCTGCTGTTGGTGCTGAGGAAGCGCAGTTCGGCGCCGTTGCTGAGAGTGATGGGGTTGCCCGTTAGCTCGATGCCGAACCACTGCTGGGCGAACTGGATGATGTAACTGCGAAAAATCTCCGACTGCGATCGGCTGGCGGAGAGAAACACCTGGTTGTCACCGCTCAGCACTGCATCCATGAACGCTTCGCCGGCGAAGTAATAGGTCAGGCCAACCTGGCGGCTTTTGAGGATGTTCCGAACTCGGCGCGTCAGCGGGTTCTGTTTCGCCGCGAACAGCTCTTTCTGGTAGCCGTACATCTTGGAGATGAACTTATCCAGGAAGTCCACTTCGGTCAGGCCGCTGATGTCGTTCTTGGCCTTCTTTTCGCGCTTCTTGCCGCCGCCATCGCCCCGATCGCGGCGCTGGCCTGAGGGCCGTTCCCGGGGCTCGTCCGGACTTTCGGACGCCACCGCCGGCGCGGGCTTCGCCGACTGCTTAATCAGGCGTTCACGCAGGGTGGTCAGGCGCTCCAATTCGTCGAGTTCGCCCTTGGTCAGCGTGTCGACTTTCTCCAGGATCAAGGTGATCCGCCGGCTGATGGCGGTCAGTGGTTCCTCGTCCGTCAGCATCTCGTCCCAGCATCCTTGGCGGATCCAGTAGTAGACGATGCGGATGTTGGGCAGCTTCAAATGCGCCTGGATTTCCTTCACCGAACAGCGGCGTAGGTAGAGTCGTTTGGCGGCTTCTTTGACTTCGGTCGGGTAGTTCATGGACCGCAGTCTATGCGGCGAAAACGCTGGAAACGTGGAGTTAAATTCCGTGATCAGCCTATATCGCGGATATAGGAGAAGGGCGCATTTGAACCGTTTGTTTGGGGGCAAACGGCTCCCTATCGTGGCGGCTCATTCAACGATTGAGTGCAGTTACCCCTCATGCCCCGTTCCCTTGTTTCATTCTGGAAACGTGTCGCCACCAGCGGCACCACCGCTGATGGCCGCGAGATCCTTCCCCAGGAACTGCGCGATATCGCCGAAACCTACAAACCGTCCAAATACACCGCCGTGATCTGGAGTGAGCACGAACGCTGGCAGGGCTCGCACGGCACCGTCTTTGCCGTGCGTTTGGTCGAAGAAGCGGACGATCTGGAGCAAGGCCAAGTCGGTCTGGAAGCACAGTTGAAACCTAACGATCGGCTGCTGTACCTCAATGACCAGGGCCAGAAGCTGTTCAGCAGCATCGAAATCACCCCGAATTTCGCCGGCAGCGGTAAGGCCTATCTGACCGGTCTGGCAGTCACCGACTCGCCAGCCAGCCTGGGCACCCAGGAACTCTACTTCTCCAAAAAGACCCACGACGACGCGTACTTCGCTGCCTCCCATGAGCTTGGCCCGCTGCGCGAATCGCAGCCTCAAGGCGAGATCAGCAAATTGCTCGCGGCATTTACAGGCCTATTCAAGCGCTTCGGCCTCGAAGAAGCCACTGAACCAACCACCCCACAAATCGAGAGCAAACCCCCAATGGATGAAGCTACCGCAACGGCTTTGAAGGCCCTGCTGGCGCAGCTGCTGGTCGTCGCTGCCGGCATTCAGGCCGTGATCGAGCCTGCAGCCGAAGAGGCACCAGAACCCGATCAAGCCCCGATCGACGACGTGAGCGCGGCAGTGGACGAAATCGTCGCCACTGCAGAAGAAGAGCGCGAGTTCGCACGCAAGGGTGGCGGCTCCAACAAGGCCGTATTGGCTGCACTGTCGAACCTTCAAAAGCAGTTCACCGCACTGCAGAACACCACCACTGGCCGTCAACTGCCGCGCACCACGGGCGCCACTGATAAAGCCAAAGCGCGGGTGCTCTGACATGGCCAATCTGAGCGCCTACGGCGCGAAAATGTATGCACAGCTGCAGCTCGACATCGCCGAAACCTATGGCGTTGAGTTGGCCAGCAAGCAGTTCAGCGTAGATCCGACGATCGCCCAGGAATTGAACGACGCGATTACCGCCAAGTCGGATTTCCTGCAGCGCATCAACGTCATTCCGGTGACCGAGATCAAAGGTCAAAAGGTGTTTATCGGTGTTTCTGGCCCGGTCACCGGCCGCACCAACACCAAGACCACCGACCGCGAAGCCAAAGACGTTTCGGCGCTGGATCAGACCACCTACGAACTGTCCTCGACCGAATCCGACGTAGGCCTGCCGTACGCGAAAATCGACGCCTGGGCCAAGTTCCCGGACTTCCATCAGCGCTATTCCGCTGCGGTGCAGAAGCAGATCGCCCTAGACCGCATCATGGTCGGTTTCCATGGCACCCACGCCGCCCCGCAGACCGATATTGCCGCTTTCCCGATGTTGCAGGACGTGAACAAGGGCTGGCTGCAGCAGGCGCGTGAGCAGATCCCGGCTCAGGTTCTGAAGGAAGGCAAGACCACCGGCAAGGTAGTCCTGGGCGTTGATGGCGACTACGCCAACCTCGATGCCCTGGTGCATGACACCAAGCAGATGGTGGACGAACGTCTGCGTGATGGCGGCGACCTGATCGCCATTATCGGTACTGACCTGCTGGCAGCCGACAAGGCGAAGCTGTACGCCAAACAAGGCGACGTGCCGACCGAAAAAGAGCGCATCGAAGAAGCCCAGGTGATCGCCACCTACGGCGGCCTGCCGAGCTTCAGCGTGCCGTTCTTCCCGGTCAACGCCGTGGTGGTCACCAGCTGGGACAACCTGTCGATCTACTTCCAGGATTCGAGCTGGCGCAAGCAGACCGTGGAGAACTCCAAGCGCTCCCGTGTCGAGGATTACAACAGCCGCAACGAGGGCTACGTGATCGAGCAGCTGGAGAAATTCGCGATGACCGAGAACGTGGAGCTGGTGAAGTGAGCCTGGCCCTTGCGCACAAACGCCGCATCCAGGCCTTGGGGGGCGCCGCCTTAGCCGCTGCCGCAGCGGCACCGCTGGCGTACTCGCCGGCGGAAGCGCTGAGCAGTCCGGCCAATGCCCGCAAACATTTGCTGCTGATGGAAGCGTCCCTGGATCAGGATCTGGAGCGCCTGAGCGCGCTCAAGAATCTGGCCAGCAAGCAGTCGCTCAAGCGTGAGGAACTGCTGCCCAAGTACCAGGACTTCATCCAGCGTTACATGGAATCGGGCCTGGTGATGCCGAACCGCGTCCTGATGCAGGTCATGATTTGGCTGTTCGACACCGAGCAGTTCGAAGACGGGCTGGAGCTGGCGGACTTCGCGATCGAGCAGGGCCAGGAAATGCCAGAGCGTTTCAAGCGCCGCGACGTGCAGACCTTCGTCGCGGACGCAGTGATCGAATGGGCTTATGCCGAGTACAGCGCCCAGCGCAGCCCGGAGCCGTACCTGTCCGACCTGCTGCCACGTGTCGATGGTGAATGGGAGCTGACCGAACAGATCCCGTCCAAGTACCACAAGTTGATCGGCATGCGCGCCATGGAGGCCGAACAGTGGGAAACCGCGCTCAAGCATCTTGAGCGTTCCACTGAGTTGTATTCGAAGGCCGGCAACGACACCCGCATCGAGAAGTGCCGCAAGGCACTGGCCAAACAAGTAACCGCCACCAACGGCGCCCAATAACCGACTACCCCCCCAGCGGGGAACTGTGGACGTGTGTCTGCCATTTATGGCCAGCCCCACGAAAAACAGTCTCCCCGCCCTAATTCGAGCGGCCAGCAATGAGCTTTTCCGGCAAACCCACCACTTTTGTGGAACAGACGATTGAGAACGACGGCTTTTGGCCGGACCTCTCCGTGTCCGAGTTCCAGAAGGGTTACCGCCTGCCGGCGGAGTTCCTGGGCGAGCTGCTGACCGACGCACTGAGCATCGCGATGGCTGAGGTCAACACCGACCTGGCCAAGCTCAAAGTCCGCTGGCAAGCCGTCGGCATCACCAACGTTGAGTCTGCAGATTCCACGCTGCTGCCTGAGCGGGCCTTGAAGGCGAAGCTATACAAGCGCGCCGTTTACTGCCGTGCCAAGGCCAGCGCGCTGCAGCAGTTTCCCACCGTGACCCGACGCGAAAGTGCCGAGAACACCGGCAAGGAAGCGCCGGAGCGTGAAGACACGTTCCTGGCTTTCAGCCAGCAGGCCGTGCGCGCCCTGCAGGGCCGTGGCCGCATCACGGCGGCTCTGCTATGACCAAGCTGCAGAAACTGACCGCCTATCTGCTGGAACGCCGCCTGGTCGAACCTGAACAGCTCGATAGCTGGACCGAGCAAGTCACCCTCGAACTCGTCTGGAAGCCCGACGTGGACGGCATGCACCTGGGCGACATGCGCTATCGCGCTGCGATCATCCTGGAGCGCTTCGCGGATCACCCGGCGCGGTTAATGGCACTGATCGGGAGCTGGCTGGAAAACAACGATCCCGGCCGCGATCGGCATCAACTGCCGGCGCCGCTGTTCGCCGTCGAGATGCTGGACAACGACCTGGCCGACGTGGATATCACCCTGGAGTTCGTCGAGCCGCAATACCTGGCCGAAGACCCTGTCGGCGAGATCCAGGCTTTCGGTAAGACCTGGGCATTTGTGCCGTTTGACCTGTGGGTCGCTGAGCGCGGCGAGGTGGCCACCGATGGCGGGGCGTAGCACCTTCGAACTCGATGCACGCGGTTGCCTGGGCGTGCGCGAGCAACTGGCTCTGCTCAGCCTGCCGCCCCAACTGCGCCGGCGCCTGCTGAACAACGTGACCAAGCGCGTGCGGACGATGAGCCGCAAGCGTGTGCGCGATCAGCGGAACCTGGACGGCTCACCTTTCGAGGCGCGCAAGGGTTCCGGTAAGGGCAAAAAAAAGATGGAAGCCGGTCTGGCCAAGCTGATGGTGGTGACCCGTGTCAGCTCCAACGAAGCCGAACTGGGCTGGAAAAACGCGCTGACGCGCTGGGTCGCCGCGCAGCAACACCACGGCGTCAGCGAGCGCCGTACCGCTGCGCAGATGCGCCGCTGGAACAAAACCCCACCTGGTCTAGCCGCCACCGACAAGCAGGCAAAACGCCTGCGCCGATTGGGATTCCGTGTGCGCCAGGCGGGCAAAAAGACGCTGACCCGGCCGTCAGTGGCGTGGATTCAAGAGCATGTGAACTACGCCAAGGCGGGGCTGTTGATCCGCATCCTGGACGACGAGCGAAGCGAAACCACTGGTGCGCAGAGCTGGGAAATAACGCTCCCGAAGCGCCAGTTCATCG